ATTCTCCAGTACTCATTTTCTGAGCATGTTTCATAGCAGCATCCGACATAAGCATTTTTGTCTGTTGCTTATTTTTGTAAATATGTGAGCCTGCAGAAACGGCTAATTTAATTGCCGAGAACCACATATTAGATCCAAGTAGCTTTTTTACTTTTTGAAGCTAACATTCTTTTAGTACCCTTTACTTCAACTGTAGTTCCTACAGATATTCTATTACGAACTGCATTATTAGCAGAAGTTTTAGATCTTGGGTCTATTTCAAGATTCATTTCCATTTCCGAAGGAATGTTTTTTATATTATCTAGTTTTTTCATATTTTATCCTTAATTTATTTTATTTTAACCTTTTTTCCTGCTTTTGTCATTTTTTTTTTCATGATTAGTTTCCACTTCTCATAATTTTGATATTAGGTATCATATCTTTAGCATTTGGAAGGGTTTTACTTAAAACAGTCTTCTCAATTGAAGTATCCGCTCTTAGATTAGCTAGTTCTTCGTTCTGTTCTAGCTTCTCATCTTGATTTCTTTGGTTCATCATAGCTTTCATTTTATCAAGATCCATTTTATCTTTACCTTCTCTTTCTCTTCTAGCATTTTCTTGTGCTTTAAGGTCTAGTTCTCTTGCTCTTAACTTAGCAATAGGATCATTTCCAAAATCTCCAATGATTTTTTGTTCTTCATTCATAAATTCTTCCATCATCTCAGCAATCAATTGAGCTTTTCTTGCTTCAAGCTTTTGTTGCATCATCATTATCTGTTGTTGAATCTGTTGATTCTGTTGATTCTGTTGAGCCATGGCTGTCATTTGTTGTAGTTGAACTAATTCATCTCTAAACTCTATTTCAAGTTGTTCTTGAGACATTAATGAAATGTGTTCAAAAATATTTTTTTCTAACGAAGCTAAAATCATTGGATTGTTTCTAGCAATGTTAGTTCCCATAAAGTTTAAGTGAGCAGTGATATGTGCTCTATGATCTTGACCTGGGAAAGCTTGAAACTGTGCTCCACCTAAAGCATCAATATGTTCTAATGCTGGATCTTTAGGTTGAGGTGGCATTGGTTTAATTAATATCTGATCAATATTTTTAACACCCAATGCTTCATACATATTTCTAAAAACATTATACATATTATGCATTTGCGGATTTGAAGTTGCCAGTTGCAATTCCGTTTGCGCTAGTGAGATACGCTGTGTCTGTGAGAAAATGTTAGGGTCAGCAACTGGCAGTATATCTACTCTATCATCAAAGTCCTGTTGTTTAATAGTTCTTTGACCCCCAACTACATCATACGGATATTCTTCTGGTAGATATAACTTAAATACTCTAGCTAAAATTCTAAATTCATTTTTAAGAGCTGAGTAAATTCTTTTATGAATTGCTGACATGGTTCTTGAACCACGTTCTAATAATGCAACAGTTGTTCCAACTGCTGCTTGTTGATTACCATCACCAACTTGTAAATCCGCAATCGATGCAAATCTTTGAGCTCCTGAAACCACTACTCCCATTAATTGAAGTAATGTTTGAGAAGGTTCTTTAAAAGGTAACATCATAAATGAATCTTTTAAATTTCCTCCAGGTGCATCTACATCTCTAAACTCTCCTGGTTGAATTGATTGAGCATCATCTCTAATTCTTATACCTCTCATTTTAAATCCGGCTGGTAAATTAGAAAGTGTTCCTGCATCTAATAATTGTCTTAATGCTGAAGTTGCAGTTCTTGATAATCCACCAATCATATGAATTAAACCAAAACCATAAAAACCTAAACCTGGTAAAAATTTGAAATGTACAAAATATTGTATCTTAGATTTCTTAGGATCATTTATTTCATAGTTTCTTCTAATAGCTAAAACTTCTCTTGAAGATTCTTCTATAGTTACAATGTATGGAATTTTAATTCCTGAGGGTTCATCAGTCTCTACATTCATATCTTCAAAACCTTCTAGATCTAAATCAACATGACATTCTAATATTGTATATACATCTTCGTTTTGTGTTTGCTGTGTACCTTCTAATTCTCTCTCTTTTTTTTGAACATCAGTTTCACTATCTTGAGGTTTACTTAATTCAATATCTAAATAAAATCCTGCAACTTGTTGTTTTCTTAAATCGTTTTCTGAAATTTTTAAACGATGAATAACTGCTTCAGCATCATCTAATGATGTAGCTGTGTATGGAACAATTAAATCATCTGCTGGAACAAATTTAGAAACTGCTCTTTCTTCAATATCATCATAATAAACTTTTTTAAAAGCTGAACCTGCTAATGGTAAATTAAATAACATTTGATCAAACTCAGGTTCGTACTCTTTCATTTTTTCCATGATTTCATAGTTCATGAAATCTTCTACTCTTTGAGCTTGTTGAACTGTTTGTTCATTTGATAAACCCATCACTTGAGTTCTAACGGGTCCATCTGCTGGTAATAATTCTTTATAAGCTAATGCTTGAAATTGAGTAACTGCTTCAGCTAGTACTGGGTGAGTTACACCTGATGCACCACTGAAAGGTTCAGTTCTATTATTATATTTAAAACCTAATAAGTCTAAACCATTAGTATAAGTTTTTTCCCACTCTTTTCTTGAAGAAGTGTAGTCCATATATTTTTGAGTTAAATCTGAACCTAATCTTCCTAAGACATCGTCTGGTAAAAATTCTGCTAAGTTTGAATAATGCTCATCACCACCTTCTGGAGATGCAGCTTCTGGATCTAGATTAATATCAACAGAACCATCTTCGTTCTCTTGTACTTCTACACCCTCTGGTGACTCTTCAACATCAGAAACTTCTTCAACTAAAGTTTCTTGTAATTCTTCTTCACTAGGTAGTTCGAATTCTTTTCTGACTTCGTTTGGAAGTGCTTTGTCTATATCCGCCATTATTTATTTTCTCCGTAAGTTCTACTTCTTTAACACCATTATAAGAAAGATTCAAGCCCTGAGGCTGGGGCCCGGATTCCGGGGGAATAGTCCTTGTTAATCTTTTAGCCACAATTTTAGTCATTATCTAGGAAAGTACTCAGCTGCAAATTCTGCAATATTCATACCTGTTGCGTCATCGGCTCCGGCTTCAATAAACATTCTACCCACCATTGCCCAATAATCAACATCATGAGAACCATCTTTTAATCCAACACGTCCTCCAACAGCATATTTTTCTAAGTTTTCTAAATATTCTTTTTCTTTTTGAATCTGTTTAAGTACCATAATACCAGTATCTCCTTTTAAAGGTTTAATAATGTTATTATATTCTTCTTTGGATAGTTCATTATTGTTATATGCTTTTTTAGAAATATCCAATACTAAGTCAGTGTAAGTTTGTGTAGTGAATTGATTGGCTGCCGCCTTTGTATTCAGCATGTCTAAAATTCTAGTATATTTTGGTTTAGCTTTAGGAAGAATATTAGGCATTACAGAACTCCTGCAATACCGCCCTTAGCTTTTTTCTCTTTATCTTCTTTAGCTTTTTTAATAAGCATTTTAATTTTGTCTACATCCATCTTATAAGTTTTTGGTTTTCCTTCTTTAGCTTTGATAGCTCCTTGTTCTCTATAATTTGCTTTATCTTCTAAGTCAGCAGCTTTTCTTGCTTCCATTGGAGTTCCATATTTATAACCCATTCTACCGCCATTAGCCGCCATTTGTTTTTTATCTTCTTCTAATTGTTTTTTTAATTCTTCTTGCAATTGCATCTCTTCTTGCATTTGCATTAAGTCAAATTCTTCTTCAGGAGTCTCTGATGCCATTTTAATAGATGGTGCTTTTTCTTGTTTCTTAACCATATCAAAAGCATTTAATGTAAATTCTACAATGCCCATGTCTCCACCGTTATCTCTATAATCTAAAAATTGAATGTAATTTTCTTCAAAACCATCTCTATCAAAACCATAATCACTTTGAAACATTTGCATGACTTTACCCATACCGGCCATATCTGTATTTTCTGCTGCAGACATAATACCTGATTGTTCCCCGGAACCCGGAACCCCAATCATCTTCTCTAAATCAATATCTCTAATAGGCTCATTAAGATCATCATCTGTTACCGGTAAATCGTTCGGATCCATCCAATTGTAATCTGTTCGCCAATCTTTTTCCATTTGTGCCATAATCTTTTAATAATACACTTTTTGAGAGTGCTGTAAAGGCTCATCTTTATAATCATCTGGGTGATGAATTAGTCCACCTTGTCTAAATCTCATAACTGCTTGGGTCATAGAATCCACTAAGTCATCGTGATCACCATAAGGAAAGGCAGCGCATTCTTCAATAACTTCTTGTGCAAATTCCATATCAACAGGTGCCCAGATTTTGCCACTTTCAAATAATGGAGAGACACTATTTACTCTAGTATGTTTATCATTACCTTTTGAAGGTGTGTAATTTATAACCGGTATTCCCATTTTTCTAAGTTCATATGTTAAAGGGAGCCCGGATGCTTTGCCCTCTATGATCACTGTTTCCGGTTGCCAATAGCCATACTGCTCCATCGCAACTCTTCTTAGTTCTGGAAACTCGTATCTTCCTTTCAATGAATCTAGCAACATGAGACAGGGACCACTATCTTCATTTGGGTGAAATACACCCCAAGTAGTAATAGCAGAATAATCGGCAGTTTCTTTTTTCATGAAAGCAGTATCGTAAGATTGTATAATATGTTCTACTTTAGGGAGTTCATCTTTTTCCCAATTCTTCCACCATTCTCTTTTAATTAATGCTCCTTCATCTCCAGTAGGGTTTTGCATGTACTGTGCATTCCATTTAGATAATGGAATAGATGCTTTCACAGATTCAAGATCTTCAAGTTTCCAATATTCCGGCCACAGGGGTTCATCGTTAGGCATGATAGCAGGAAATTGAATCAGTTCCCATTGATCTGCTTTAGGTTCCTTTTGTGCTTTAATCAGGCGTCCGGCTAAATCTTTTTCATTCCATCTTGTCATTACAATAATAATTGTTCCACCAGGTTGAAGACGTTGTCTGGGTCCTGAAGTGTACCATTCATAAGTTCTATCTAATGCTTGTGCATTCATAGCGTCTTGCTCAGTATGGGGATCATCAATAATTAATAAATCAGCACCCCTTCCTGTAATTGCAGAACCAACACCGGCAGCATAATATTCTCCACCTTGTTGAGTTTCCCATTTACCAGCAGCTTGAGAATCTTCTTTTAATCTTGTTTCAAATATTTCTTTATATTCTGGAGAGTCCATAAGTTGTTTTGCCTTACGACCAAACCTTACAGATAATTCAGTTGTGTTAGTAGATTGAATAATTTTTAATTTAGGATTACGACCAACCATCCAAGCAGGTAATAGATAAGATGCAAATTCAGATTTAGTATGTCTAGGTGCCATGTTAATAATAACACGTTTTGTTTTACCCGTTGCAATCTCATTAAATTTTTTAGCTACTTGTTTGTGATGAGATCCTTCAATAAATTCTGGCCATACATGTTTAACGAAAGCCATGAAGTCATTTTTAATAGTGGCTTGTTTTTTTTTATCTTTCCACTTAGACATATATAAAGTTAATTGTCGTTTAACATCAGGTGGTAATTTCTCAAACTTTTTTAATTTATCTATATCCATGACTATACTGATCCTTTGTGATTATGTATATCATACATTTTATCTGGTCCTATTGCAGGTCTTTTTCCAGAATTATTTTCCGAATAGCTAACCCATCTTAAATTATCTAATCTATAATCACAAGCTATAGAATTTTTATGGTCTACTACAGGAAAATTATTTTTATTTTCTATAAAACATTTTGCTACTAACAAATGCATATAAAAAGTTTTTATTGGATAAGTATTATTTTTTTTATTACCAATAACTCTTAAATTTAATTTTGGATATGTATCTCTTGTCGTAGGTCTTGGAAATCTATCTTTTTTTAAAATACCAAAATTAGTCTCTAATGTTTCTATCCAAGGCCATATATTTTGTCTATATATTTGGTTTATATTTTTATCTAAACTACATTGATTAAAGTAATGATATCCACCTGTTGGATGTAGTAAATAAACATTTGGAAAAATATCATAAATATTTTCAAGAGGTACTGCTTTTAATTTATCTATATCCATAAGTGCATTCGAAAAAAAATTTTATAATATTTTTTCATATGTGTTTTTAAAAAGAATAACTATTTTACGTCATTAAGTATGCATGAGTTACTATATACACTACCTATTAGTATCTTTTTATATACGTAGGTATACATTAATATATCAAAAAATTCAAATGTTGACTATGGGTCTGGTACCACTATCG